AGACATTAAAAATTGATATTATATTCGATTGAGATTGGTATTTGAGAATTAAATTCTTTCCACAAAACCACTTCTTCTTTTGCATTAATAATGTAAATTTTAAAAGAGTTTCGCTTTTCGTCAAACTTTATAAGATGAATATCGTTGGTATCCCCAAGCACTTTCTGCCCTACTATGTAGTGCATAGCATTGCTTTTGTAATCAGCTCCTATCGATATTTTTCTAATCTCCATCTTATTTTTCAACTAAATAATCCCATAAAAAAGAAACAGAATGAATATCTAATCCTTTTGTGAAAGTAACAAAATCATCTTCATTAACTTTGTTAAACTCTTTAATCTCGTATTGAGTTTTATTAAGCTCATTAATTAATGATTGAATTTGTAATTGAGTTTCAGAATCCATATCAGACCAATCATACATAGATCCTTGTTCTTTTTGAATTTGAGGAACATTAAATTTATTAAGAATCTCTTTTTGTTCTTCTGAATGATTCTTAATAGCTTCTTCTGTTTTCTTTACAATTCGAATAATAGACAATAGAGAAGAAGGGTTCTTTAGCTCTTTGTCGTTTTTGCATTTACCAAGTAATGTAAATACTGCGTTTAATTCTGCGATAGTGTAAGTTTTCATTTGATTTTATTTAATTAAAGTGTGTAAATATAATGTTTTTATTTTATTATTCAATAAATTCCAATGATACGGATTTCAAACCTACTGTCTGACCACCTCCTGTAGTACCGTATGTAGGAGCAAAATCAATATAAAATGAACTTGGATTTCCTGCGTCCATCAATCCACAAATAGGAACTATAAAAGGATTTGATATGTTGCTTTTTGTAGCAAAAGTAACATTTCCATTTACTACAACAAAGATATTACCTGATTCTCTATAAAAAGTAAATTCTACCTCCATAAACCAATCAAACCAACCATTCCCTGTGTATCCCGGAGCATCAAAGTCCTGAGCATAATATGTATCTACTCGAGTTCCTGAAATTTGACTTCCTGAATCATCTAAAAGGTCAAATCTAAAACCAAAAGTAGTTTGTGTACCATAAAGAACTCCATTTGATTTTATTATAAAGCTATCAAAATCTTCTAAAGCAGAAACATTAGCAAAAAAATTTGTTCCTTTATAATTACTTGCAATCGTATTTTTAAAATTTTTAAATACATATTGTCCGCTATTTATAGGAATAAGTCTATCATCTCCATTATTATTGTTATCAGATCGTGTTGCACTTCCTTTAAACATTCTAACTCTTTCCCAACCTTTTACTTTCTCTGTTTGATATGTTGGTCTATCAATTATATTTATATATTGACTTGGCATCTTATAAAATATTAGCGTTAATATTTGGATATATATCGTTTCCTGAAGTATTGTTTATTTGAACTACAAATTCAGCACCCGCAAAAGCAAATTCAAAATTTATATTAACAGAATCAGAATCATCATAATTTGTCGTGTTTGTATTTGTTATCTTATAAGTGTACGTTAAAGCGTCCCAATCTACCATAACACTAACTTTAGCAATAAAAAATCTTGTTCCATATCCTATTTTTACAACTAAATCAATCGAACTATTTGGCTCGGCAATAGTTAATATGGTTGTAGTATTTGAAGCGCTACAATAAATCCTTCTTTTAGCATATATTCCTGTTTCATAAGTATTACCTAAATTATCAAAAACACCTATTAAAGTTTCATTTGAAGCGTTTGTATAAGAAGTTGCATTCGGTAAATTTCTTGCACCAAAAATAACAGAATTTGAAATGTCAGATACAAGTATGTTGCTTAGATAGAAAAAATTATTTGATGGATCGCAAAGTAAAACGTTATTAAATGCTGTCCAATATAGATTAACATCGTCATAAGCAATCATTTTACCTCCTGCTGCTGAAAGTATAGCTGTTGTTTGGTCTGTAGATTCTAAATATAATTGATATGTTGCTCCTTTAACGTTTAATCTATAAGAACTTGTTGCACCCCCAATACTTAATCTATTATTAGTATCGTCCCAAAAGAAATTAGCATTATCTTGAGCAATCGTTGTTCCATTTGAAAATAACACAGAACCACTTGTAAATGCAGGTAATGTGAATTTACTATTAAATGTAGTCCAATCAGCAGAGCTTAATGCTCCTCTATTTAAAGCAGAAGCTGTAGGTAAATTAAATGTGTGCGTATCAGTAGCAGATGATATATTAAAATCTGTACCCGCTGTTCCAACAGCAAGATATTGTACTTGAGAAGTTAATCCATTTAAAGCAGTTAATCCCGTTGAAAATGTTGTAAGCACCTCGCAAAGATTTCCATTCTCTGTATGCAATGTAATAGTTCTTCCACCTGTAATTACATAAATACGAATTGCTATTCTATCAGTAGTAAGTAATGAAGTTTGTGGAACAGGAATTGAAGTATAATATTGGTCAACAGTTGTACCATTTGTAATACCTTCAGGATTTACGGAACCACTTCCAACAAGAGTAAATACATTTGTAGCACTAACTTTGTAAATTTCAGCATAAAATTGTGGACTTCCTCCTGATGCACTTGATTGAAAATAAAACTCTACATTCCAATTACCACCCGGTATATTCAAAAGTGAAGGGTCTCCTGCGTCAGTTATAAATGATGCAATATATCCATTGCCTTGTCCATTTGTTCTTGTAAAATTAGTACCTGCCCCAAGTATTGGTGTTCTACTCATTTGATAATAAGTATCTCCTCCAAATGTACCCTGAGAAATACTACCATTAAGGTAATAATTAAATGATGAACCGCCACCTGTTGACGTTGGAAAGTTTGCAAGTGTGCCATCTCCCCTAACATATTGTGATGCCAATCCTGTTGGTGTTGGAAAATATGTAGTTGAATCAATACTTCCGTCTGCTTTTAAGAACTGACTTGAAGTGCCTCCGTTTTTAATAATTGAATTTGCAGTTATATTGTAAATCCCTAAATTAACATTAGCATTTGCACCTGTATACGGAACAAATGTAGCTGTAGAAGGTAAAGTACCAAGAGTCCCATCTCCTTTAATATACTGAGAAGCATCTCCTGCCGCAGCTACAGCAATAACACCATTTGAAGTTAAAGGACTATTTGTTACAGTAAACGCAGCCGGCATAGTTAATCCTATAGATGAAATACCTCCACCACCACCTGAATCAGACCAAGATGCAGTAATAGTATCTCCGTCTCTCTGAGTAAGTGTTAATGTTTTTGTAGATGTTCCTGTAACAGCAGCTGAAATTATTGTATCATTATATGCTTGATTCCAATTTGTAGAATTATTAGCAATATAACTTATTATACCTCCATTTGATACAACAATACCTGTTCCTGATAAAGCGTTTTGCTTACCATCAAAAGTAATCCAATCAGCAAAACTTAAATACCCGTTTTGAGTACCATTAGCTTGTTGAATAGTAATATTTCTTGTAGCAGGATTTATAAATAATGGAGACGAAGCTGTATAAACAGGAACGTTTTGCCATTGAACTCCTGTACCTAAACTAATTAACATTTGTCCTGAAGTACCCGCTAATCCATTTGAATCAAGAAAAGTTCCGCTTAATTCAAAACTATCTTGAACTAAAATATCATTAGCAGTTATTAACTCAGCAGTAATGTCTGCTGTTAAAATAATATCAACATCAGCTTCATTACCCGATGTCAATACTTCTTGTAAGGTTGGAATAACATTAGTAGGAGTAATCCATTCTACACCATCTCCTGTACTTATAAGTATTTGACCCTCAGTTCCTTCTGAATTGTTTACATCAAATAATTTCCCTTCAAGATAAAGTGAGTCAGAAATATATACAGAAAATAAAGTTGAAACATTAGTAACCTCAAGATCAGTAGTAGTTATTTGTCCAAATAAGTTTATGTCTTGAGTTGCTGTATTATTGTTATCTAAAACTCCTTGTAAGTTATTTCCGGGTAATAATGGCGAAAATAAATCCAATAATTGTTGAAGACTAAAATTGTATGTAGGATTTTCAAGGTTTCCTATTTGATTTAGCCCAACGCTTGTTCCGATAAGTTTATCACTTAATTTTGGATTACCCTCAAGAGGATATGTACTTATTTTTGCCATTATCTAAATTTTTAATGAACTATTTTTAATAAATCTCCGGTTCTATAAACCTGACCAACATTCAATCCCGCTGTTATAGCAGCGGCATTATCCGCATATTCAGTAACACCTGATATAGTAAAACTTGCAGCGGTTAAATTACTTGAAATTAAAGCTAATAGCTCAGCTATAGTAAAATTGTAAGTTGAGTCAACAGGATTTCCACCGATCTTAGTACCGATAAGTTTATCGCTAAGAATAGGTGCTGCAGCAACCGGATATTCACTAATTTTTCCCATTATTATTTTTCTTTTTGAGTAACCTCGCCTGTCTGCATATTAATTACAGCATTGGCTCCGTATTTCTCGATTAATCTTTTCTCGTTTTCATTAAACGCATTGACAATCATCTCAGCCTGTTGTAATATACCTTGCTTTTGTAACTCAAGCTCTCCAAGAGCTATTTTTAACTTGGTATAATTAGCAGAACCCTCTTTAATAAAGTTGTGCTCTTCCTCAGTTAATTGATAAGACTTTTCTTGCGTAAATTTGTTTGTGTTTTTCATTTTGATTTAATTTAATTGTTACAAATATATGAAATTTAAAGTAATGTTTTATCTAATTTATTTTTGGCATAAAAAAACAATGCAACTAAAAGAATAATTAAAAGCCACCACCCATAAATAGAATAGCTTTCTTTTTTATCTACTTGTTTTTTAAATACTTTTTCTTTCTTGTCTTTTACCAATTTTACTTCCTGAGATTCTTTTCTAACCTCTTCTTTCTTAGTGGTATCTATTACTGCGGTTTTTGTTTTCTTGTATTTTATTTTAGCATTTTTGTACGTTATTCCATTCACAACCATAGGTATTGTGTCAGATATAGGACATATTTCCATTTCATCAGTATCTGTATTTATGCTTACATTGTTTTGAGTAACAACAACCTCATCTTTTTTAATAGTTGAGGTACTATCTACTTTAACAACTGTATCAATTTTATCAATAGCAACTTTTCTTGATCCACAAGAAGCAAGAATTAAAAATAAAAATATGAATTTATATGCGCGCATAAACGTATGTTTTATTATTGATAATTTCTACGATTGTTTTTCCTGAATCAATAGTTTGCTTTAATGTTCTCCAAGTATGACCAAATGTCATTTCAAAATGTGGCTTATCTTTAAACTCCCAATCTCCTCCCCACGTAAAACCTAATGATTTGAAATACTCAACAACCTCAAGCCAATCAGCTTTTCCGTCTTTATCAAAGTCCAACATCTCATAAGTAGCAGACTCAAACTTTCCGTCTCCATCTTTATCAAGAAGAAGAACTATATCAAAAGCTAAATGATAATTATGAATACTTTGACCACCTTTTGCTTGAGTAACTCTTCCAAGTCTTTTTCCGTTCGAATCATAGAGCTTTGTTCTTCCTTGAGCATATAACTCATCTTGCTCTTCATTTGTTCTTGTGGTATATGCAAAACGCAAACGAACTCCCTTTCCAAGGAGTTTGTTGTTTACGTGAGTATAAGCATCTAATACTTTCTGTCTTATTTTAGGGTGTAGCGTAGCTATCCTATCGAGAGTTATCTTATCCATTATGAAATATTATCAATGTTATCTTTAACTTCTTTTGCTCTCAGAAATGCTTTTTTAAGCATCTCCCAAATTTTTATATTGTATGCCTCCTCAATGTTCTCTTTTATAGAAACTAACTCTATAAAGATTAATAGTATGGCAGATATTTTAGTGAACATAAAGTCTATACCTAACCACTTAAATATAAACTCGTTTAATATGAATTTATCAATTACGAATAATAATAAAACACATATCTCGTATAATAACATTTTTGACACGATCTGAGACAATCTTTTACTTCTAATACTCTTCCACCCATTCAACTTTACGCTCTTAAATATTCCTGTGAAAGTATCAAGAATAATAGCAGCACCAACAGCAACAAGTATTCCATAAATAGGAACAAATAGAAGTATTAATGACGAAAATATATAGTTAACGTATTTCATTATTTCCCCTGTCCTTTATATAGTTTAACATAGTTTTTGCTTGACTTAGATGTACTTGTCTTAGTCTTAGCGTGAACTCCCTTTCGTTTTACCTTAGGAGCCGCTTTAAATACTGAGGTATTAGTTTGCTTTGCCATTTTACCAAAGAGCTGTAATTTTACCTGCTACGGTATCTGTAAAATGAACTTTTATTACTTGAATAGGCAATACTGTTCCTGCAGGAACTGCAAAAAAAGTAACAATATCTTGACCGGCTGTAGTAACAGTTAAATCTCCCGCATTTCCAACATATAAATAACAAGCTTGAGGTGCATTTGAAGTTTGAGAAGAGGCATTGTAAATAAAATAAGGCTGTGATGTGTCGCTAACAATATCTGCATTTAACAACAACTCAGTAGCGCTTATAACTTCTAAAACTGTTGCAGCACCTGTAGCGTAAACAATATCGCCTGCCTGAATATTACTTGTAATAAAATTAGCATTCTCATCAATTAACCTCTCAGAAACTTTATCTGTAGGAAATGATGATGTTATTAAATTTGGATAAGGTACATTCGCATTATCAGATGGAATAACCTTTAAGGCTCTCGTGTATTGTGCTTGAAATACTGACATAATTTTTAAATTTTATAAAATGTTTTATTAATAATTAATTTTGGATTATTTAAAGACTCTTTTCTGCCATCGCACCCACAATCCTCAATACCCATAGCATTAGTAATAGTTTTAACAGCTTTCTTGATACCTGTTTTGGTGGTAATCTTTTCTATTGTATCTCCTAATCCTCTGCTTTTCATTTCTTTTTGATTTTACCAACATTACCTTTTAGGAATTTCATCTTTCCATCAAGGGATTTTTTTGATTCGTATTTTTTGGCTTTTTCAATGACTTTTTTCATTTCGTAAAGATATTAAATTTTTGAAACTTTTTTACCCATACCAACTCTTGACTTTTCAGCCTTCTTCGCAATCAATTTTGACTTGCTAATCTCTGAAATAGTCTTAGGTGTTTTTGATGAGACCTTAACTTTTGGTCTGCAATATTCATTCTTACCACCCGCACCACAAGCTTTACCTGTTCGCGTATCAGTCCACTTCTCTTTTTCCCATCTTTTTAAAGACGTTCCTTCAGAAGTCTTTCTAACACTACCTGATGCCTTTCTGCATTTAGCAATCGCTTGAGAAGCTCTTGCCGATGGAAAAACATCGTATTGTGCTTTTACTTTTTTATAACAAGCGTCTTTCATCTTAATATTTTCCTCTTCGATTTTTTGGACTCGAAGCAGTTGATCCTCCCGGACCTGCCCATAATTTTTTACACGCCCAATATCTTGGGGTTAACTTATCATTCGCTGTGTCGCATTTGTGTCTCGCTTTGAAACTTCTACGAGCAGCAGGGGAATAGTTATGACCATAGCCCTTAGCTCCAAAGTGGAGGAGTTTCTCCTCCCCATTGGAACAGGCTTTTACCATCATCTTCTTTCCTTCTCTATTTGAAGGAACAGGACGGTTGCATTTCATTTTTGACTTATCCACGGAAAGCACGTGTTGTATGTCCCGGAGTTTCAGTTTGAACAGGGACTTCGTTTAACTCTGCTTTTTGAGTAGGAACATCTTGAGTTGCCTCAGCAGTAGTTTCTACTGTTTCTGCAACTAAACCGTTTTTTACTTCTTCAGTTTTCTTTGCCATCTTGCTTTAATTTAAAAATTAACAATAAGGGTTTTTACCCTTCATACCTGTTCCTTTTGCAGCAGCCATAACTTTGTTAGTTACTTTCTTGCTACCTCCTAATTTCTTAGGAGCAGGACCACTACCGCTTGGCATCTGCATACGAGATGATCCCGGTAAGTTCGGAGTGTTTTTAGAATTTGCCATTATTTCTTTTTCATTGCAGATTTAACAGCACCTTTCATAGCGCCTTTTATCGCGCCTTTTACCGCTGCTTTAGCAACAGTTTTCTTCATACCTTTTGGAGGCATCAATTTTGATGATGCAGGTAAGTTTGGAATGTCTTTTTTCATAATTACTTCTTTTTTTGGTTTTTCATTGCCGCTTGGGCGTTTTTAGCATAGTTCTTTCTCGCACTTGCTTTTAACTTCGGATTACTTGCTTGCTTAATGTCATAAGCAGTTTTTGCACTTACTTTTTTCATTTTTCTAATATTTATCTTACTATTTTACCACCTAATGAAGTGTTTAGCCCTTGAAGGCTACCACCACTTTGTTTTCCTCTTGAAGACATAGACTCTCTTCTTTTATCGCTTCTTGCTTTTCTCTCAGCATAAGCTATAGCTCTTCTTTGATTAGAATCAGCCTGAATCTTTTTTAAGTTCTCAGCTAATGTTGAAGCATCAGCATCATAAGTTGGACTCTCTGCCAAAGGCTTAGACTGTCTAACTTTTGATTTTTCTTTTTCCTTTGCCATCACTAAGAATTTTTAATCTTACCTAAATCTTTCAAACTTTTTAAGTCAGATGCAGTTAGATTCTTTTTAGCTCCTGTATTAACATTTCTGAAATTAGCATTACGCTCTCTTCTTTTCATTGTATCAGTACTATCTCTTTTAAACTCTTTGTAAAGTTTTTCGTTAGATGCTCTTGATCCAATTTTAGAATCAGCAGACTTAACTATTCTACCCTTGCTATCTACAATGACAGCATTAGTTCTTTTCTTATCCGCAGGGATAAATCTTTTCTCATAAGGCTTAGCAGATGAAGTTCCTGATGCAGATACTTTAACACCTGAAGTAGCAGGAGCTTTTTCTATCTTCTTTTTAGACTCGCTGAATTTCTTGGTATAAGAAAACTCAGCGTTTGGAGTTTCAGCTAACGGAGTGTCAGGTCTTTTACTTGGCATAACTATTTATTTTTTAAAAATTTAAAATCTTCAGGGTGTGCCTTCTCATCTTTTTCAGAGATAACAACTCCTGTCGCTCTTCCATTATTGTATTTCGACTTAACAGCTTTTCTTTGAACAACAGGTTTTGGCGTTGGAGCCAATGGGGTATCCGGTCTTTTTACTTTAGGTTGTTGCATAATTATTTATTTTAAAAATGTAGGAATTGGAGATGGAGCCAAAGGAGTATCTCTACCTGCTGATTTATTTAAAGCTGACTTTTTTTTCTCAAACTCTTCTTTTGACATAGCTTGAGCTCTTTCAGTTCTTGGTCTTTCTTCAGCTCTTCTATACTGAGAAACTGCTTGTCTTCTAACAGCTTTTTTTTCTTCAATTTCCAAATTACTAATTGCTTTTCTTGCAACGCCTTTTGATTCTTGAACTTTAGCAGCTACCTCTTTACCTCTTTCTGTACGAGATGCTCTTTTTTCCATTCTTGCAGCAACTTTTTCTGCTCTTTGTGGGTTATTCTCAGCTATTCTGCCAAGTCTTTTGTATTGCCCCGGTCTTAAATCTGCCATAACTTTAAATGTATTTTGAAGCGTCAGATTTTATTTTATCTCCTGCTTCTTTCATTATTATTTTTTTTTGATTCTCTTTAGACTTATTTTCTGCCTTTCTTTTTGCTCTAAGCTCTGAACCTGTTTTTATAAGAAAATCAGCATCAGGAGTTGGAGCCAATGGCGTATCCGGTCTTTTTTTAGGTTGTTGCATAATTATTGTTTTTAATTAATAACTTTGTACAAATATATAAAAAATAATTAAATGAAATCAAATCAAGATGATTACCTAAAATATTGGAGGGTAATTAGACAATGGACAAAAGGAAGGTACGGATTAACACAATCAGACCTTGATATGCTTTTATTTTTGTATTCAGAAAAATATTTTGGAAGAGATAGATTCGAAGAATATGGAAGACTACTTGAATGGGACGCCAATAGATTCCAAAGACTTGTAAAGGAAGGGTGGATTGAAAGATTTAGAAATAGAGTAGGAAAAAGAAAGGCACTATACAAACTGCCAATCAAAACAACTCGAATGATTCAGTCGATATATAGAAAACTAAACGGGGAAGAAATCCCCGTTAGTCAATCACATAATAAAATGTTTGCAAAAAATGCGTCATACACAGATAAGCTTTATCGTGATATGATTATGAAGATGAACGAAACTATAAAACAACAACGACATCGCGCTCCTGAATAATAGTATGAGGCTTATCTTCTATTAGCATTGTAAATCCGTGTGTCTTGTCGTAATAGATTACGTCGTCTTTTTTAATAAAGTCAACCTCTGTTCCCGATTCAATGACCACGGCTTTTTTATAACGCATCGCATCAACGTCTTTTCCTGATAAAACTAATCCTGAATCAGTTGTTATCTCTTCGTCAATAGTTTTGACGATAATGTTTTTCCCTATTGGTTTCATACTATCTCCAAGTTATATATTTAACTAAAGCCATTTGCGCATCTACAATTTTGTTGAAAGCATTTGTTCTGAAAACATTTCCCTCCCAACTTTGCATTACTTTTCCGTAATCGATTTTTTCTAATTCAACTTGTTGCAACAAATCTAACGCGTCAGCCATTAGTCTTTTTGCTTCATTTACTTTCTCATCTCCCGATGGATTAAATGTTAAGCCTACTGCTTTTTCTCCGAAAGTTAATTCTCCTCTTTGATTTTCTTCCATAATCTCTATTTAATTAAATTTACAAATATTATTTTTTTATCAGAATGACTATCCTCAATGTTGTAATAGAAATAGTCAAAAGCCTCTTTGTATGTCCAATTATTTCTCGACATAAGTATCTTTATGATTTTGTCGATAGAATAAACAAGACAACTTTTGTTTGATATGCCAACTATGGCAGCATCAAAGCCATCTACCTTTACAAAGCCCTCATCAGGAAAGCTATCTAAAATCTTAATCAATGAATCCATCGTCTTTTATGTTTTTAATGAATTTACGTTTGTCATTATCTTTTGGAGTAAGCATCACATCAACATACCCTGTATCTTTTCTGTGATCCAAAACTTTTACGTTGTAATGCTTTAACGACTCAACTCTGTCAATCAAAACTTGACAATCCTCTATCGTGGCATCATAACTTTGCATAAGCCCATAGATCTCAATAGTTGTATAGTCAATATCTCTTATCATCTTTTTTAGATTCGTCTTTCCAATTTAACCAAAATCCAACAGCAACGATTATGTTCATTCCCATTGAAGCTAATATCTCTTTTATATCCTCGTATC